GCCAAGTATGCCAAACATGTTGGTCTGACCCCTTTGTTTCACGGTTTTCGCGTGACTCCTAAGCGGGTATTGATCCAGCGTGCTGCATACTTGTCTTCTCTCGGTTATCGGCCTGATGATGAGTCAGTCCGTGTCCTTTGGGACACGTACCGAGTCGTCTGGGCTGGTTTATCGGCTGTGATTAAACCTATGTTGGGGCGATCTAAGTCTCCCTTGATTAGGGGTAGTCGCTGTGCACTCCCCTCTTATGTGAAGGACCTCTCGTTGCAAGGTTCAGGTGTGTTAACTTTTCGAAGATTACGGATGATTGAGGACTTATGGTGGAAGGTTATGATTGAGATCTATGTGGCTTGGGTTTCCCCCAAGTCTCACATAGTTGCTCGTCATGATATGGCGAAGAAAGTGAAGGAGTTGTGTAACGAAGATGGCCCGCTCCTTTCGCTTGTATCTGCCCTAAAACCTGTACTCATGATGTCGCAGTCTTCGTTACGTCACATACTTGTCTCCTTGCCGAGGGCATTACCGAAGTGTCCCGGGTTGCCGGGACCCCATGAACTCGACCTGCGAACAAGGCTGCGTACACCTGCTAAGAAGAATGAGCAGATGTATGATAGCGTCCGCGAGTGGGCTGAGTCCTGGGAGTCCCAGCACAGGCCCCGTCGACAACTCTTTGAGCTACCTCTAGGAAAGGGTGCAACGCTTGATTCTTCTGTGTCGAGCGGTGGCTTCCTTGGAGAATTGGTTAGCGAGGGATATCTCCATGGAGAAATCCCGCTCCCCAAAGAGATCTACGATTATATGTTCTATGAGGATGCTTATGCGACAATGCGTTCGTATGTAGCACTTATACGTGCATACCGTCGTAGTTTGCCGGCGCGTAGAGCAGGTACGATACTCCGGGGCCGTGTAGTGGTTGTTCCAGACAAGGGTTGTAAAGTGCGGGTTGTCACGCCTGCATATCTTCCTATCCTTGTCTGGGCCCACTTTTTGCGGTCTCGTGTGTTCCCGTACCTCTTTGCGGATAAGAGAGTTTCACGCTCACTTTCGAGTGCGCGTGCCACCCACTGTGTACATCTAGTCCGTTCTGGACTAGAGCGTGGTTGGGTGCCTCTCTCATTGGACTTGTCTACGGCGACCGACTTAATGCCGTTCTGGTTCGGCCGCGCTGTGCTAGCGGGTATGTGGCGAGCCATAGCCCCGGTTGGTATCCTGGCCGAGGCTGCCGCGTATATGTGGCCAGCCTGTATTAGCTCAGCTGTCTTAACTGATAGCTTTGGTGAATACAGGTCTGTGCGCGGTATCCTCATGGGGATGCCAGCTTCTTGGTTCTTTCTCAATGCTCTGAACCTCTATGCGATTGATCGCTGTAATCGCGATACAGGGTTGGAGATCGATGCTATGGTTAACGGAGACGATCTGTTAGCTGTGGCCCC